CTCGGGCTTCCTTCAGACTCGCAGTCGCCCGCGAAACCCTTGCCTCTAGCTAGCACTTCCCCTTGCCGGGTGTGCGGGGGACTTCCACCCCTGAGTGAGCGCGCCCTGCCGGGCGCACCGAAAAAAAGCCCGCGCTTGGCGGGCTCTGATTAATTTATCCAGCGCTTATCCGTGAGTTACCTGATACATGAAGGCGGCTGCAGCGACGACCTCTGCCTCAGTCATCGCCCCAGTCCACATCGCGGCGCCTTTTACGAAGACACCAATCTGGTTGAAAGTGGATGCCATTCCAACGTCAAAAACTGCATCCGCAGCATAAGTCAGAGAAGTGGATGTGTTCTCGTTTATCGGGCTGGAGACCGCCACTGATCCATCCGCATTGTGGCGGCGAAGCACGCTTGGGCTTCCCTTAGCGGCGCGTGTCATCGAGATCAGGTATTCGGTGTTTCCGCTTTGTGGGCGTAGGCTGGAGTCATCTGTGGCGCCTGGGTTGCTGCTATAGATGGGATTGCCGTTGGATGTAAGACCTATAATTCTTCTATTTAGATTGTCGGTCCAAGTTGTGTTAGTGCTCCACAAGCTAACTATCCCAGAATCTCCAACCGTGGAATCAGTCCTGTACATGGCCATAAGAGTACAGCCGTCTGAGCTGAGCGGCCTGGACATTGGGTAGCGGATTGAATTGGTGTTCCCTAAAATCTTTACACCTTTATCGGAAAAATCAGCCGATCCAAAGACAAACCCATCGGGCTGGGATACATTAAGGTTCACCAGGGACTTTTCTTGGTCCTCGCCGTACACCGAAAAAACATGGTTCTTGCTCAGCGAAGGAACGTCGTATAGTTGCGTTCTGCGCGGAAAGCGAATATTTGGAATGATGATTGATAATGTCATTAGAACCAGCCCAATTGAGTGAGTTTGTTTTTAAGGTAAGCAACAAATGCTGAATTTAGCGATGCGTTGAAGTGGATGCCGTCATTGGTGAGAGAGGGGGGCAATTTTAGCACTGATTGCGCTTCAAGGTCTGCGGATGTTGGCGTGATTCCGGTGTCAGTCCATACCTTTGGTGACGCCACATACAAAATGGAGTCCAGGTAATTTAGCCCATACCGCTGCTCCAAAATTGCATTGGCTTGCTGGATCTTATCGACCATTTGGCTGCTTGAATCCCTATCAGCAAAATAACCTATGACCAAAATGCGCTTAACAAACTGAGTCATGTAGTCAAAGCTGATTTCAGTTATGGAAACTATGCTGTCTACAGTTTCATCTGGGAAGTCGTTTTTCCCCATCCACAACAGAGCCACGCCATCCCTGTATGTTGGCCCGACCTTAGGAATGAATGGTGTGTTAGCGGCAACACTTACAGCGCTACCGTCAGCCGCCCTGGAAAACTTAAAGACATCGCCGTTTACCGAAAGGGTGCCCTCTACGCCAGACAGGGTGCCAACGAATGGCAGCATAAATTCCCCGGTGTCTACGTTTGATGACGTTGCATTAACAGAGCCGGACGCTGGGATAACCCCGCCTACCACCGTAAGCAGGTTAGGAGCCGACCCAAGGCGTGACGCAATTTGGCGGGATGTCTCGCCGCCCTTTGCCCCACTGTAATAAGTAGCGCTTGGAGCAATTTCCCCGAACATCTGCGACAGGAGAGCCGATATGTGCTCAAGGCTAGAGCTACCCCAGCCGGAAATCTTTTCCATGTCTGGATACATGGGAATTAAGCTGCTCGCACCCATTACCATATCGGACTTCCGGGCAGGACTTGAGCTGCCAAGCCTGTTAAGAACATCCTCGCCACCAATCATCAGCTCTAAAGTGTCGATTGAGGCAAAATGGCTTGTTCCGTCTTCCTTGACCAAAAACGCGCTTTCATTTAATGAATCTACTATCGAAAATGCCACTCCTGGGATGTCCTGGCTCTGCAATTCTTCAGAGCCATCTAATCGCAAGCTTCCTGCATCTAACGAGTCAGCAATCGTAACTCCTTGATCGTCAACCCGTAGAGGGTGGCTGCCATGAGTGTCACCTACGGACCAGGCTGTGCCGGGTATGTATTCATCATCCAGAGCAAGGTCAAGACGCCTTACGGCCTTCGTGCTTGGGTAGCTCTTCACTTCAACCGCAGTGCCTCCCACGTTTTTATACAGGATCAGATACTCACTGCTATCTGATGATGGCACGCTGAAATAGCCATTGGCTTCCGTCGCCGCCAGACCCGATGCGGTGTCCGGGTATACCTTACCAGTAGCAACTGCTGAATCTGCGGCTGCTGCTGCTCTGTCAGCGGAAATCTGGGCTTCCTCAGCAAATCCTTGCGTTTCGACGATAGCGCCTTGCAGATCAACGATTCCGTCCGCAACAGCCTGATCAACCGCGTCCTGTCCGGCAGCCCTGATATTCGCGGCTTCTTGCTTCAGGTTCTTGATGTCGCCCGAATCGGTTGGGATAGGATCTGCTGTTACGGGGTCATTGGAGAATCGGTACAGGATGTTGCTGCCGACTTCCGCGCGCACGGTCGCGATTTCAAGGCGCTGAGTTTGATCAGCCATGTCATTTCCTTTGGGCGAGTTTGGAGAGCGCGCTAGGCGCGGTCAGCGAATCGGGGAATTACGAGATCCAGCCGCTGGAGAAGAAGCTGCCGGTGTTGTTGATGAGCATGTCGGCGACGGCGTCGAAGATGGTGTCGACCTGGTCGTCGAAGTCGTGGCTATCGTCAGCCGTGAAAGCCGAGGCCTCGGTGAGGAATGGGGTCACCCACTCAGTCGGGCCGATGATCTCGCCACGGTGGTCTTTCACATGCTTTATTGCATTGCCCTGGTCATCGAATATGGCAGGCACAAAAACCCGACCCGACTTGAACCAAGGAACCGCGTCCATGCAGCGCACCACCTTGTTGGAGTTCGGTCCGCGCGGCTGGGGCTCGATCTGGATAGAGCCCTTTTTGCTTATGGTCTGGATCAGGCCGGTGCCGCTCGACTTGTCCTCAACCTTCATGTAGCGCAGCGTGGCGGGCCTGAACTGGTCCCATGGCCTCCAGCGCTGCCAGACCTTCAAGGCCTCCGCCTCAAGGTCGCCGGCATCCCACTTCCCGCGTACGATCTCAATGATGTAGAGGTTTCCATCGATGCCCAGGCCGCAGTGACTGAACACCGAGAAGTCGTGCTGCTCGTCGGTCTTCTGGGCGGTGTCCACGTAGACCCCGCGCCAGATCAGGAACGGCAGTTGCTCGTAGGTCTTGAACCAGTCCGCGTCGATCATGCCGCCAGTCAGCGCCACAGGGTCCTGCTGGTACTGACTGAGCATGGTGTAGGCGTCTTTGTCCCACAGCGCCATCAGGTCGTGGACCGACTCCTTGGCCGGCCAGTAGGACCAATACTCGACGCCGCCGCGCACAACCGAAGGACCTCTGAACACGTCGCGCTCAGCGTGCTCTCGGATCTCGGGCGGCAGGCTGGCGATGTACTCTCGGGTCACCAGGGCCGGAACCTTGATGTGCGCAAAGTCCAGGCCCATGCCGCCCTTGAGCAGAAACCCCGACACGTCGTCAGTGTGCAGGCGCTGCTGGGTGCAGATCACCGGCGTGTCAGGCGAAGCGCGCCGGCTGCGCAGGGTGTTGGTTACGATTCGCTGGGCCTTGGCCCGCATCGTCGCCGAGAACGCGCTATCGGCCTTTTCCGGGTCGTCCAGGTTGATGAAGCCCGAGAACCCATCCGAGATGTAGCCTCCCCGTACACCGGTGATCTGCCCGCCTGTAGAGCGACTGAACATCTGGTGCTTGTTGCGGCCGTCATCGTCGCAGATGATCCAGTTGGCCACGTCTGCCTTGCCAAGCGAGCAGGGCCAGAGATCCTGATATTCGCTGCTCTCGACAATCGACTTGATCCGGTTGGAGTTCTCCTCCACCAGAGCCTTCGAATACGAGACGCTGAGGTTGCGGGTCCGGTCGTACTTCGTCATGACGTAGGCCGGCAGGTGGATCGACCAGTATTCGGTCTTGGTCCCGCCGGGAGGCATGTTGAAGACGACGTTCTTTAGTTTGCCCTGCAGTACCTGAAGTGCCGTGTGGTCCATGTAGCGGTGATGCCAGTTGCAGAGGAACTTCATGCCCTGGTTGAGTTGAAACCAAACGCGCATGAACGACAGCGGCGAGTGCTCACTGATGCTTTTGGCGGCCTGCTTCTCCTCGATGCTCATGGCTTCCCAATCGAGGAGTGCTGTCATAGGCGTGCCAGAACGGACTCAAGGGCCGCCTGATCAACCTTGACCGTGGACTTCGTCTCAATGGGTGCGCCATCCTTGCCGGTCAGTTCGACAATCTGCTTATCCAGTCCGAGAAGCTTGGCCTTGCCCATCGAGGCCGTGACCATGGCTGATGCCTTTCCCGTCTCCTTACCGAGCAGGCGCGCTTCTTCCAGCTCAGCCAGGAGCGTGTCCACGGTGATTTCGTGACGTTCCATGACCTTGATCCTTAATTCCTCGATGCGTGCTTGGACGAGAAGGTTTTGCAGGAGGTTGTATCCCTCCCGCTGGGCTGTTTTGTCGGCCATGTTGGCGGTGTTGTAGGACCGCCGGTAAGCCTCGGAGGCATTCCCGGTCTCGACATAGGCGAGGCAGAAGAGCTCCATCTTGTCGGTGAAGCGTCTCTTGGCCTTGCGTTCCATATGTCACCTACGGGCTTATCAATTTCCACTTGTAGCCGACCCACTTCGGCAGCTTGCCGGCGGTGAAGATCGGCGGCTTCGTTTCGGTGCAGCCGGCCGGAAGCAGCCAGTTACCTGGCACCTGAGGATCGCGCTCGGCAATGGTTTCGCCGGTATAGAAACCGTTCTGGTCGTACTGGTAGACGATTTTCTGGTTCATAGGTATCGAATCCATCTGACCTGGGCTAGGTTGATTGGTCTGGCTTCCGTGCCACCGTTCGAGCCGAGACTTATCGTGTGAGTGTGTGAGCCGGCGAGAGATGTTGTCTTGGTCTCGGTGCCGTAGTAGTTCTCATCCCCGTACACAGCGTTGCCCGGCGTACCAACAGTCCGATCCAGCATAAAGGTCATCGTATGGCTGTGCTGACCAGATGCGGCGGCCGAGGCGCTGTGGGCGTGAGCTAGGTTTTGACTTGGCTCAAGCGTGTTGCCTAGCGAGCGACCTGAGTTCAGACCGCGCCCATCATCCAGGCAGCGAGGGAATACCCCGCGCCAGTCTGGCAGCCTGAATTCTGTGCTGAGCTCGCCACCCGTGTTGTAAATAGTCCCGATCACAGCGAATAGCTTGGGATAGGCCGACCGGATCAACACAGAGCCAACACACTTCAGCCATCCAGGGTCAGGCGATCCGTTGTGGGCCACGTCCTTGTATTCGCCCACGCTAAATGACGAATAAAGGCTGGCGCCAATCAAGCGCCAAAATGTCGGGCTGCTAGCAGGCGCATTTCCTGTGTTGGCATTTGCAACGGACTCATAGAACAGCCCGTCCTCTGGCGTATAGCAGGGTGCGCCGGCTGAATACACAGCCTGAGGGTGATACGCCATTACTCCGCGCCGCTCGAGATCCTGCAGCGCAGAATCGACACGGTTGTGCCACCAGTTTTCCTGGCCGGCGCGGGGGGCGTCCTTGTCCTGTCCGCCTTCCCAGCCCGTGTTCTGCCTGGCGTTGTCGGGAACCTTGAAGGTGTTGTCGTTGTCCTCGGTCTCGACGCCTTGCGCCCAGCGCGTATTGAAAGCCTCTCGTGCCATCAGGAAACGTCTCCAGGCAGGGTGAAGTTGGCGTAGTTGAAGATCAGGCTGGATGTGCGCTCGATCTCGTCGATATTGGTCGGCAGGATGTAGATCTGGCCTATGCGAGTACCCTGCGGCCGAGGTATCAGGTCGAAGTTCTCGAGCAGAAACTGCGTCGTGTTATCCAGCTCCGAGGCGATGCCGATGTCGAAAGACTTGTCGCCGTTGCTGTTCAGGGCGGTGACCTTGACCCCTATTACGACCTCGAGCAGCTTGATGATGCTGTCACTGGTGCCGTCGCTGACATTTCGGGCGATCTTCGCCTTGATCAGCTTGCGATACAGGTCGTTGTTCAGCGGCGCATCCACCGCAGCGCCGTCGCCGATGTAGGGCGCGACGTTGTAGTTGGTGTAGCTGTCGTTCCCGGCGTAGCCGAAGACGTCGTAGGCGGCGCCGCGCAGTATTGGCCGGGGTGCTCCTACGATCCGGCCAATGACGTCCAGATCCTCACCGGTGACGGTGTCGACGTCGTAGGCCGAGTAGATCTGGCTTATCGGCTGCTCAAGCTTCTCGTTGGCGATGGTCGGCGTCAGCGTGAGCCAGCGAGTCATACGCTGCTTGCCGCGGTACTGGTTGATGATCCGCTTCTTGGCGCGTGCTACGTGGTCCATTTTCATAGCGGCACCGAAACCGTGATGTTGTCAGGGTCGAAGGTGGCCAACTCTGCAATACCCGGCTGGATGGGCGTTACACCCTGGCTGACGGCGCTCAGGCCGATGGTCAAACTGGTGATGTAGCTGTCGCCGTACTGGCCCAGCACTTTGTTTACTGGGGTGTACAGGCGCCCAACGGGCACCACTTCGCCAATGTCATAGCCGCCCTGGTTGAAGCCCTTCACCTGGTCATCGGAGAACAGCTTCTTGGTCGAATCCTCGACGATGGCGTCCTTGATCCGCTGCTCGATGTCACTCGGCAG